AGCCCATGTACGTACTCTCATGGGTGACACACCTATCAACCTCAACAGCCCAGAGCAACTGTCGTGGGTTGTGTACAGCCGCAAGGTTCTAGACAAGCCTTACTGGGCCAACGCCATTGACCCATACATGGATGACGCAGACTTTCGTAGCCTGATGGCTGGTGGTACAGAGAAGCTGTACAAGACAAAAGCAACACAGTGCCGCGAGTGTAATGGCTCCGGCCAAGTACGAAAGGTGAAGAAAGATGGAACACCATTTGCCAGAACTAATAAGTGTACATCATGTGGTGGGGCTGGTTATCATCTTGTGGCTGGTAAAGAGTTGGCTGGACTGAAGTTCAAGCCACCCGGCCCCAAGTGGGCTAGTGCCAATGGGTTCAGTACGAGCAAGCAGAACCTTGAGACACTGGAGAAGGCAGCACGTGTCAAAGGAATGACAGATGCTGTAGACTTCTTGTCAAAAGTTCGACGCCTGTCTGCTGTTGATACGTACCTATCTTCCTTCGTGGATGGCATCCGCATGTACACTAAGCAGGACGGCAAGCTGCATGTCCGTCTGACACAGCACATGACTGCCACAGGTAGGTTCAGTGGCCGTGACCCAAACATGCAGAACATGCCACGTGGCGGTACGTTCCCTGTCAAGAAGGTGTTCGTGTCACGCTTCGACGGTGGCAAGATTATGGAAGCCGACTTTGCACAGCTAGAGTTTCGCACAGCGGCATATCTCTCACAGGATGGAGTTGCAATTGAGGAAGTATCTACTGGATTTGATGTACACTCATACACCGCTCAGGTTATTACCGATGCTGGTCAACCTACGGATAGGCAGACTGCAAAGGCTCATACGTTCGCACCGCTTTATGGCGCAACGGGCTTTGGGAGAACTGCAGCGGAAGCAGAATACTACACGCACTTCACGGAGAAGTACCAAGGTATCGGGGCTTGGCATACCCGACTGGCTAAAGAGGCTGTAACGACACGGAAGATTACTACACCGTCAGGTCGTGAGTTCGCCTTCCCCGATGTACACCGCAAGGCCAGTGGCAGAGTGTCACACTTCACACAGATAAAGAACTATCCTGTGCAGTCGTTTGCTACGGCAGACATTGTGCCTCTGGCACTGCTGCACATTGATAAACTGCTTGACAACATGCAGTCCTGCGTGGTAAACACTGTGCATGACTCGATTGTCATTGATGTCCACCCAGATGAAGAAAGGAGAGTTATCGACATAATACACCAGACAAACAAGGAGTTGCCTGACTTGATTACTATACGTTGGGGGTTAGTATTCAATGTACCACTGTTACTAGAGGCAAAAATCGGCCCCAACTGGCTTGACACCAAAGATGTGTCGTGATATAACTATGGATTCTAACTCGAAAGAAGGAGTATAAAACACATGGAACTGACAACTATTGACACTAACAACTATGCCGCTATGGCGAAAGCTATGGGCATTGCAAACGAGACTACTGGTGAGCGTAAGCAAGCCAGCACTCTTGCTCGTCTGCGCATCAATCACTCACCTGTCATGGGTGAGGCAGAGGTGAACGGCAAGAACGTGAACATGGAAGTAATCAGCGGCGGTACCTACAGGCTGGAAGTTCCTGATGGCCCGACGTACTACGCAGAGTCGGTGAAGATTCGTCCGTATCTGCAACGATTCATGTACAAGCGTTTTGTCCGTGGCATGGGTGAAAGCCCTAATCGCTATGTCAAGACTGTCATGGCAGATAACCTGAACATTGACCTCAAGGATAATGACGGTGGGTTTAACTGTGGTAAACCTGCTGGCTATATCCAAGACTTCAAGTCCCTGCCTGAGAAGACGCAGGAACTTATCAAGCAGATTAAGCGTGTTCGCGTTGTACTTGGTACAGTCGAACTGGTCAATGCCACAGATGCGTTAGGCAATCCTGTAGATGTAAACGAGACTGCCTTTATCTGGGAAGTCGATAACCGTGATGCCTTCAAGAACGTGGGTGGTGCGTTTACCCAGCTTGCTAAGATGAAGCGTTTGCCTGTGCAGCATATCATCACTGCCAATACAGAGGAGCGTAAGATTCCTACTGGTGCAGTGTTCTATCTGCCTGTGGTATCTCTGGACGTTACTAAGACACTTGAACTGACCGATAAGGAACAGGACATGTTTGGTGACTTCATGCAGTGGGTGAACAACTACAATGAGTACATCATCAACTCATGGGCAGACAAGGCTAACTCCCACGATGATGAAGACGATGAGGCTATTGTAGATGGCATCGTTGACATCGAAGTAGAAGAGGTAGCGTAATGAACCACGCTGCTGAACTGGCGTTGCATCAGTACATGGAGAATGCTGCTAGTGGTAAGTCCACCATGAGTGAGGCTACTATCAAGCAAGTAGGCACGGATGTAATGAATGCGATATCACGCCAGTTTGGTGGGGGTAACAAGCGTGACAAGTTTGGTCTACGTATGTCAAACGTAGGTAGGCCATCTTGTCAGCTTTGGTTTGAGAAGAATGAACCAGAGAAGGCGTTACCCTTTCCAACGACATTCGTAATGAACATGATGATTGGAGACATCGTTGAAGCTGTCTTCAAGGGACTATTGAAAGAAGCAGGAGTACAGTATGAAGATGATGCTAAAGTTACGCTCGACCTTGGCGACGATACATCCGTCTCTGGCACATATGATATTGTTATTGACGGTGCTGTTGATGATATCAAGTCAGCATCTAATTGGTCGTATACTAACAAGTTTGAATCCTTCGACACTCTTAGACAGGGTGATGCTTTCGGGTATGTAGCACAGCTTGCTGGCTATGCGAAGGCGTCAGGTAAACGTGCTGGTGGTTGGTGGGTGGTGAACAAAGCCAATGGTGAGTTCAAATATGTACCAGCTACAGGTATTGACGTTGAGGAAGAAGTCGCCAATATAAAGCAGACGGCAGACACAATGGCTGAGAACAGATTTGAGCGTTGCTTTGATGCTGTACCGGAGACTTTCCGGGGCAAGCCTACAGGCAACATGGTTCTAGGCACAGAGTGTGGTTTCTGTAGATATCGATTCTCTTGTTGGCCCGGACTTGAGGAACGTCCTGCCGTTGCCTCACGGGCAAAGCAGCCGAAGACAGTAGCGTATGTGAGTTTGGCAGACGAATATGCCTAGTCACGCAGCATTTCGTGCAGCACGAAAGTATGGGTATAGAAGTGGACTTGAACACAAGCTGTCTCTCTATCTTGATGAACTCAAAGTTACATACGACTATGAAAAACTCAAGATTGAGTGGGAAGACCTTGCGTACCGCACCTATACACCCGACTTCGTGCTGCAGAACGGTATCATCATTGAGACGAAGGGTATGTTTACTGCGGCTGACAGGAGAAAGCATCTTGCAATAAAGAAGCAGCATCCGCAGCTTGACATTCGCTTTGTGTTTGAGAATAGTAGACGTAAGCTACGCAAGGGTGCCAAGTCTACGTATGGAGAATGGTGTATCAAGTATGGGTTCAGATACTATGACCGCATTATTCCCGAAGACTGGCTAAAAGAGAAAGGCAAGAACAAGCACCCTAAGTTTATCAAGTTTAGTGGAACCAAAGTGAAAAGGAGATAGACATGTCAGATAATATGAGAATAGAACACGAAGACTTTATTATCCGTATCAGACCAAGCGTTGAAGAAAACGGCGAGTGGACAGGAGAGATTGATATCTCTATCATATCACAGCCTGACAATCCACTTGACGATGAAGGCTACGGACAGGTAATGCACTTTTGTAAGATGATATGTTCTACTGTGCCTATCATGGAACAGGATGAAACTATCCGCAACTTAGTCCACACATACGTGCTAGAAGTTGTTGACAACGAGATGGATATTGATGTAGAACTAGAGGAAGAGACGGGCGTTGAGAAAACATACGATGGCAATGTAGTTCATCTTACATTCAATAGCAAGACAGGAGGCAATGCATGAGACACGAAGAGTATATGAGGCAAGCTGCCAAACAGTCAGACAATCCTGTGCAGGACATAGTGGACACAGCTAACCGTATGGGTGACAAGGTTGATATGGTCAACAGTCCCTCACACTACAATCAGTCTGGCATTGAGTGTATAACTGCTATTCAGGCAGCACTAGGACCAAACTTCAAGTACTACCTACAGGGTAACATTATGAAGTACCTATGGCGGTTTGATTACAAAGGTAAACCGTTAGAGGATTTGGACAAAGCACAGTGGTATCTCACTGCTTTAAGGGAAGATGTGGCGGCTAGTGATGAGAGTTAAAGTGTACATCACAATTGATATTGACCCTGACGAATATCCAATCCCTGCTGATGAAGATGTCGGCGCAGAGATTGAAGATGGTATCCGCGAGTATTTCTATGACGTGGATGGAGCCGACATCAGACACATAAAAACATTGACGGAGTGAGAAATGAATAATTATCTACCAACAGACTACCAGAACTTCATTGCCCTTTCACGGTATGCACGGTGGAAGGAAGATGAGCAGCGTCGTGAGACATGGGGAGAGACAGTCGCACGATACTTTGATTATATGACAGAGCATCTAAAGTCCAAGCACGAGTACGTCCTGTCGGATGAACTGCGCAAT